TGAAGCACGCTATCCGCAAGGACGGGGTCAACACTGCCGGCAATGAGTGTAACTAAATTGTCTACATTAATTCGACCATTCTTGTCAAGCTGGAGCAAGCTAATCATTGAATTAAGCTTGTTTTCCTGCTTCTCCGGGTCGGTGTTCAGAACATCATAACTGATAGTTACATCAAAATTTTCATCCGGATTGCCCTTGTTAAACACCTGAGGATCTGGGACACCGGTCACCCTGAAGAATATTGAGTCAGGTCCAAATCTCTGGAAACAACGGTAGCACATTCTAATCACTTCCGCTGTGTGTGAAAGAAATTTATCAACCAAGAACTGCTGTCTTATCTGACTTAACGGACCCTCCTGGTCCAGGCCAACCAGTCTATCGGCTTGTGCCTCCTGGGTTTCTTCCATTTCAACACTACCAGAATTATATATGGGGGCAGGTCCAAATTCTATGTCTCCCTTTCTCCTGTAAGGAATGAGGCGACCTGGACCCCAGTCGCTGGGAGCTTGTCCAACCGGATGTAAAATCGGAGGCAAGGTGGCAATGCTGTTTCGGTCGATGCGACTGTCACGCTCAATCTTAACCTGATTCTGTATGCCACGAAGTAGGTCTGGAATAGTGGTGGTGTCGTATAGACGTTTACTGTCCTCGGACAATTTTGTCACTACCACCGGATAATCCTCATATCCATTCAGCAGTTCAAATTTGGCAAAGCCGGGAGCCAATTCATTCCCATCAAAGTCTCGGTGAAAAACAGTGCAATAAATTCCTTCTGAACCATCCTCCTTGTCAATTAACCGCTGGTAGCCGTAAACAATTTCAATGAGTTCTTCAGCCTCATACGCATTATCCGTAAGGCTCAAACTGCGCCTACCCTCCTGCTCCCTTTCTATCGAATCAATGTTTACGCCACGATAGCGTTCGATTACAAAATCTACAAAATCTTCGTCCCAGCCATCAGTAATTATTTTATTCTGTAACTCCTGCGGAGTGTAATAGGTTTTCCAAAAACAATACGGAGCACGTTGCGGGTCGGTGACATACGGAGGGAAAATAAAATCTCCATCCGGGGCCAATGTCTTAACCTCCGGTGCATTCACCTGACGCTTCACGATTGGCAACTCAGCCATCCCCAGCTTCCGCAAATCCTTTAATGCTTTCTTGGCTCGCTTTTTAGTCACACCATCAAAGCTACCCTGGATCATACGAATAATTTGATCGTCGTCCGACCCCTCACCTATCATCGCCCCCACTTCGGGATTGATGGCGGCAATTTGCTCCAGACTCAACCGCTGTAAAAATGTCCGATCTTCCCGGTGCCAACCTACATACGTAATGAGAAGCCCACGCTCCAGCATATAATTAGCACCCAGCTCCATCTCTTTGTTAAATCTCGGTATATATCCAGATGTAATCATCCATTTAAGGAAATTACTTACTATTCTGCTTTTCGGAATATCAGCAATTTCTACCGGGAACGCCCTTATATTTGCCCTGCTCAACGCAGAAAGAAATAAAGAAACCAAACGGGTGATGCGCTCATCAATAACATGACTCTCCATATCCGAGGCACCTTCCCAGGGAAAAGCATCGGCCCCGTGCTTGCGTAAGTCTCGGCTTTTACCAGGCCACCAGTTACGCCTGTCATCGTAGCTACTTCGACATAAATCGAAATAGGCTTCCAGCTCCGTTACCGATTGGTCATACGAATAACGTAAGGATTTAATGTCAGGTTTATCACTAACGTAAGTTAGCGACTCGGAAATATCATTATTTTTCATTCAGCTTATTTCTAACAGTGTATAAAATCTTGGAATAAAAGTCTTCGCTCGTTCCTATCATATCACATAAATCCATAACCCTTATAGGTATTTCCTGTTTTCCTCTCGCAACAGAACACAATATCTCCCAGGCAAGAAGCCTGTAAATCTCATTGGCGATCCACCATTTATTTAGAGTGATGTCTCTCTCTATATCTGTAAGAGGTTCCATTTATATCCTGAATGGCTTCAATTAATACATTCTTTCCAGTTAGTCGTCCACGCCAGCGTCGAGGAACAACCACCGGAACTTTTTTCTCTATCTCCTTAATAAAGGCATACACATAACTCGGATTGGCAGCAGATTTAATAACCTTCCCCTCGTAGTGTTTAGGAACGCATTCAGGAACATCTAAAGAGTTTTTTAAAATGTATTGCCCTTCCTCATTGAGCCAAGTGGCTTTCATCTTTCCAGTCATCATTTCATCAGAAAGTTTATCGTTTGCCAAAGATAGAAGCTCTTCCACTTCTATTCTCCACTCTTTAGCCAATCGATCAATTCTTACCTTAGCCATCAATATCCCCCCATAGTTTTTTGTGTTACCAGCATACTGCGATTAGTAATGTGATCCGGTCCTTCGCCTCCGTTCGCCATTCGCAAATAACGTATCAAATCAAAAAAATCTTTCAACGCTTCGTCCGACTTACCCTGACTATTATAATTAATTAAACTGTCAATTAAATTTCCGCAATCCCGGTGTATATAACATCTCGGTTTATTAACCGTATCTACAGCAATGTTAGGATTATACATAAACCATTCGTCCAGGGCATTAATCCCAATTTCCTCACGGCGACCATCAGAAGGAACAAATACCATCCCAAAATCATCAAACGACATATATAAGTCGTCATTGTTTTCATTCTCGCTGGAAAAATAACGACTATCCCCGATACGCTCAAATACATCAATGTTCAAATCTTCTTCAATTTCCTTGAATAAATCAGCATACGTCTCCACATTAAATCCCAGCTTCTTGGTCGCCGGTCCAGTTTTCCATTTAGGATCACCAAATAATGCCCATTCGCCATAACCATCCCGGTCAGGCCACTCCTTGCGAATATATACATATCCGTCCTCATCCACCCCAGCCCATAAACAAGTGTAGTTACGTGCTCCCGCAGGGTCCACCACCTGGTAGCAGGTGAATTGCTCCCTGTCAGATATATCCGGGAACACCATCCCATATTTGTTAGGCGTTTCACTAAGAACATTCACCTCGGTATTAAATAACGGCAACAGAGATGTAATGCTCCTCACCGGAATCCCGTAAGCCCTGACCAGCACCTCGTCATCCGGCCTCCCACGCAAGTCCTTAACTATACGCTGATAACCACCAAACGGATTTTCGTCAGAATGCAAATATACAACAGCAGCATCCCGGTTCGGACTATACTGCTTTACAGGCAGCTCCCGATTAAGCAACACCGCTTCCCTGGTCTGTAAGGTTTCTCCACCCTTTAAATACTCATTAATGAACGGTGTATACCCATTAATCGGAGTGAACGCTATCAGCATCTTGCTGTTCCGGGTAGCCAGCCTAAACCTTAAAGTGTTAATCAATGTGTCATCACCCAAATATTCATCCAACCAAGCTCCGAGGTTTATACTATCTCCGGCCTTAAATCCAAATTCAAAGCCCTCCAGAATTGTCTGGTTGTTGCTAAACTGAGTGTAGGTTTTGAAATCCACCCTGGTCCGGGTGTCAGGAAAGATAAAACCACTCCCGGTAAAACCATTCTGCATCGAGTAGTTGATGTAGCCCTCGACACCCTTAGTCTTTCGCTTGAACTCCTTGGGCATCATCTCCCACATCACCGCCTGCTGCACCTTCACACTCGTATCCGCATTCTGTGAAAAACATACAATGTGGCCATCCTTGTTGGCCATGACACTCTCCATAACTATCTTGGCGCATCCAGTTGTTTTACCACTGCGATTACCACCAAGGCATAAACACTCGTTGTATTCATCCAACCCGGAACGAATGCGGTTCCAGCCGTCCAGGTCAAACCCATACCTCACAGGGTCTGTCTTGCTGCTTAAAATACGCTCCTCGTGTGCCGTGTGCAAACCTTCAAGGGTTCCAGGGTCATTCTCCCCCCAGAACACAATTTCCTCGTCTGACGGCCCAGATAATATCGGGTGAGGACTAAATTTCATCCCAGTGAGGCTTACTAAACCTATCCCTCCAACTAAACGGA